TCAAAGATTCCCATGCTAAGTAAAGATTTAAGGCACGGAACATAACCTGGGAACAAGTTTGGTTTACCACCAACAGATATCTCCATGAATTTTTTAGGATCACATTTTATTTTGTGTACTCTGCTTATAAACTGCTCAAGAGTAGCCTCCACATACTTGGATTTTTCTTTCCAATATGCAAATCTCAAAGTTTTTTCTGCATCAAAGTATGGCAGATTGATGAAGTTCCCCACATCTCCTCGCTCCACCAATACTTGTTCTTGTTTTGGAAATATCTCACAACGTCCATGACCAAGTGCCGCGGCTATCTCGGCAGACTTATCTCTGAAATCGGCAGCTTCCATCCACTCTGTAAAGAAAAAGAATATGTGTGCACCCCCACTTTTACTACGGCACACGATACACGGGACTTTTAACTTGTCTAATTTATCTACTAACTGTTTATGATCTAATGGATATTCATCTATATCAAGAGCACCAAACTTACATTGATTTTGCTCGTTGATTGGTATTGCACCGACACCTTTTTTTCCATCTATGTGTCCTTGCATCAACTCTAATGTCAGTGGTTGTCTTACGATAAATGACTTGGCTTTTTGTTTGCCATTCATTCTTTGATTGGATACTTCTGTCTGTCCGTGTGCTCCACTAAAACCTTCAAAAGCATATAATAATTCTTCTGTTAAATTCACTCTACACTCCCAAAAAGAAAAACCGTGTAGATGAGTGTGGTATCTACACGGCTAGTTTAATTAAAATGGTACGTCTTCTTCCTTTGCTATTTCATCAGCAGAAGCAGCAGCCATTTTGACTTCTCCTTTGCTTACACCTTGATACATATTACGAGCTTCAAGCATCATCTTCTCTATCTCTGGTGTAATTTTATTAATACGATCTAGCTTGTAGTTAAACCATTTGCCTTGATCGTTGGCTTCTAAGACAGTTGTAACTCTCCAAGCCGTTCCATAAATAGGCATAAGAGCACCACTTGGTAGTCTCGCACTATTCTTTAAAGTATTCCATCTACGAGACACTTTTAATTGTGTCTTCTTCATGTCAAGAACACTCGGTGCAATAGTTCCATCGGCAGACTTTGCGATCACTAAATGTTGATGAGTTCTGACTAACTCGTTTCCGTTTGGTAACAACTCGGTTGTATTCTCACGGCTCGTCATAGTTATGTCTTTGTCATCTGGAGCTAGTTCTCTTACAAAACCACCACCACTTGATCTAAGTTGAAACTCTAAGAATTTCTTCTCAAAAAAAGCTGGAACAACAACAAGACTTGTAGAGTCGTCTATTGTTTCTCTGTACAGTTCTTGCGAGACAGTATTAAAGATGTCGCCTTGTTGTGCACCTTTGATATACAAAGGATCATCCTTCTGTAATTGTGGAGATAATGCTTGGATAATCCTTATAAAAGGTATCTGCATATCTTCCGTTGTGATATTTTCAAGACCAACACCAGCGTCAGCTTCTAACATTTTATCTAACTCTGATGCTACCACATTAGTAGCCTTTCTTTGTGCAACTTGGTTCATTATTGACCTCCCTTTATTTTAGCACGGTTGCCCTGGTATATTCCAAATAGATCAAAGTCTATTTCTTTACCACTTTCAATTCTATTTTTTACCCAG